CCTCGTAGTTGCAAATGCAAACTATTTGCAATGGTTAGTTTTAAACGAAAAAAAGGAACCACTAGGATTCCTTCTTTATAATTATTATAAACTAGTTATCTGAAATAGTCAACTAGTCTTCTAGAAGAGATTGCATCATGGCCCAATGTCCTATTATGTCACTGCAATTCAGTCGGAAACCGAACTCCCTGTCTATGTCTCTGAGGATCTTGTTTGCTTTAGCCATGCTCAAGCCCACATTGGCCGGCATCGGTATTGCGTTTATTGTCTTCCTCTTCAGTCCTTTTGCGGCCTGTACTCTGTGCCATCCATCGGTCAAAAGATAGTATCCTGAATCTTTAATTGGTGTGACAAGTATAGGATCCCAAGCACCCTCTTTCTTTAACTTTGCGATCCATCCTCTTTTCTCTTTGTTCAGAGGACGCACTACACCAAGTCCCATCTCTGCCATGGTGACCAACTTGTTTATTTCCACTCTGATCTTTTTAAGTTTAATCTGTTTCATATTCGATGTAATCTATGTTTTGTATTATTTGCCATTCCGGACCATGTGGCAACGGTTTTCTCTGCGGGTAATCATTCACATCTGATATTTCTCTGTATTTGTTTGCACAGGCCGGACCACAGAATGGTCTGATTATCCTCTTGTCGTACTTGGTGTCATGTAGGCTGTCGTACCAGTAAATTGCGTTGGTGAAAGTCTTCTTACAGACGTAGCAGTTGTGATTAATCATGTTTGTTCAATAGAAGATTGGCAACGCCAACACTATGACCTTTCTGCTTACTATACGCATTCATGATAGTTTTGCCGGGAACAAGATCGTGATACCTACACAATTCCAAGTAAGGTTCTTTATATTTCTCAATCAGGTGATCCATTTCGAAACGATCCAGATAGTATTTTCCTATCATTACATTGGGATAAGAAACCATTCTGTATTTGTTTTCAATACTGATGGTATCGATAGTTTTATGTTTAAGCCACCTTACACCTATTCTGTTCCAATGCAGTCCAAAACACTTGCTTAGACTCATTGCTACACCTTTGATACACCTTTCGGTCAAATCAAGATCCAGATCCCAACCTACCGGAAGCCATGCACAATCGAGATACACATCAATGCCAAGCTCGTTTGCTTTTTTTATAATTTGATCGTATTGTGGATGTTTGTCTCCGGTCCTAGAAAATGGGAATTCCAGAATCAATGGTTTACCCGACATTATATTTTCCAATTCAACATGTTGCAGATCGGGTTTCAACTTCTTGTAATATGGGTAGCCTCCCTTGAACACTTGTAAATTATCCAATCCATATGTTAAGATCATTTGATCTAAAAAATGTTGACATCCTGTTATGACATCTTTTTGTCCGAATAGTTCTAGACCTGTAACGTTTATGTGTTTGTGCTCTAGCAAAGATTTTTCGAATCTTTCTATGAAATCAGGATATTCAGTAGTGATATAGGATATGCTTTTTTTATTTGTGTTCTGGAAAAAATCTACTCTTGCCCGTAACAAGTCATTATCGTTGGAGAATGGCGGAACCCAATTTTCTGCAAACCCGTGCTGGTCTAGTTGTCTTTCTTGCTGATTAGTCATTGCCAGGTAGTTTAGTCATCTGTTGGGCACCGCCCATGTTGATGTATCCTGCCTGTTTAGAATTGAACTCTGGTTCATCATCTGATACAAGTAAGATATCGTTTTCATCTATCATTCTTACCTCTAGTTCAATGCCTTTTTTCTTGATCTTGAATCCTCTGCTCCAACGTCCATGTGACACCATGACCCACTCTCCGACTTTAACATCTTCCTGTTGATCGCCGATGGCATAAACCTTGCCCCATCTAGGATGTATTCCACCTTCTGATCCGTCATCATCTGTAAGTATGATTCCGCCCTTGGATTTCGTTTCACCAAAGTGCATGTCTGAAACTAGTACTCTCTTCTTCAGGGGTGTGATGTCGTAATCAACGGTGTATTCCTTGCCACCATGTGATCCAAAACCTTTTGCTTGTAAATCTTCTAGTTGTCCCATTGTAGGATTATTTTAACAGATTTATTCCAATCCGTCAAGTGCCGCATCTATGCCTTTTTTGGCTGTGCTCTCTGCTTTGGGTTTGACAGTCTCGACTGGTTCAATTTTTTTAGGCTGTGTTGCCACTACTGTCTTGGGTGCTGGCTTTGATGCCACAGGGGTCATCTTCTGTACAGCCTTCACTGGCTCTGCCTTTGGTGCTGGCATTGGTTTGCCTTTGCTTGGAGTGTCACTGACCATGCCTTTTGGCTGTTCGTAGTACTTCCTGATCACTGCTTCCTTTGGGGTCACTATCTGTCCACTCGCTCCTAGCACATCTCCCTTGGCGTTTACGTTCATATTACCAACTGCCTGTACAGACTCGTTGGCCGCTCTAAGTTTTTCTATGTCTACCATACGCCCTTGCATGGTTCTGTACATTCTTTTTCTGGGTGCTCTTGCTACCATAATAATATGCTCCTATTATAATTACTTATCATCTCAAAAATTCAGTGATATCTAAATTGTACAGCATAGGATTGATCTTGTGTACTCCTATCAAGAACAAACAGAAACTGGCCACACTTGATCCTCTGCCTACACCCCAGACCATGTTATTTGCTCTCAACGTGTCTACAAAGTAAATCAAGAACTGTAACACACGTATGAATTGTTTCTTCTCAAACAGATCATATTCCATCTGCACTTGTAATTTCTCTTCATCGTTCTGACATTTATCAAGCAACCATTCTAAAACATTTATTTGGTAATACTTCTCAGGCATGTGCCAGTTGTCACAGTTCTGTTTGTCAAATTCTGCAGGTGCTGGTCTCTTGGGTGCTGTGTTGATCACTGGTAGATCTATACCTAACTCTTTTAGGCTGTCTGAATACTTGTCTATGTCGTTGAAATAGAGTTTTGATATGTTGAAGTCTGGATCAGTGTACAGTAAGTCAATAACATCCTCTTCTGAGAATATTACATCACCGTGATCATTTATTTTTGTTTTTATCTTTTCCGCCATCTAAAACCTTTGGTTGGAACTCAAATACTTTAGCATGATAGTCATGGGTCTTGTCAACTGGTATTTTTTGATTGTTCCAACTAAAATGTCCAGTGTATATTCCTTTGTCAAGTTCTTGATCATATGTTGCCGTGTCCGCTCTCAACCACCATGGATCGAATTTACTGTATTTTGCTGAAAACCAATCGGGTCTATCTAATAGTATAAGCTCTTTGCTATCTTTGTCAACCTTGTAGGTAATACCATCGCCCTGCCATGATGATAGTTCGATGTTATTAATAGTGATGACAGAATCTAAAACTGAGTTTGCTTTACAAAAACACACAGCGGCCATGATCTGGTCATAGGGAGGTTTTGGTAATTCAATGAATCTGTTTGTAGAACTTTTCTTTAATGTATGGTAGAGAGGTTCGTCTCTCCATGTTGTGATAGTGTTTGCAAAAACCTGTTCAAAAAGATTTTTCAGTCTTTCAAAATAATCAGTCTGTTCTTTTAGACTTGCTGTGTGTGGAGTGAGAGAAATGTTTAGATTGTATTCATTAGAGAATAGTTCTCCGTCAACTATGATTATACTTTTAAATTTTGTCTTCCAAGAAAATGTATTTGACATCAAAACTATTTACTAGTCGATGTTGACCAGGTCGCCTAGGTCTGGTTCGTTCCTTAACTTCTTGTTGTTCTTGTGCCATTCCTCAATACGTTTCTGTCTGATGGCATCTTGGTATGTCTTTAGTGCTTGTTGGAGATTGAAAAGTAACTCAGGATTCCTACCACGCCTTGCGATAGCAACTTTTCTTGACAGCTCTTTGATACGTTTAGAGATATCCTCTTCCGACATGTTGCCTATTTCTTCTTGTAATGGATGGAAGTACATACGACTCCTTAATTATTAAACGTATTGTTTACCGAGTTGATGCATCAGCACAGTTGTGCCACCGTCTGGCGACATGAATTCAAACAAAGCTCTACCTATTCCTATAGTGGCTTGATCTGAAGTTCCGTCACTACCTGTAACATTGTCTGCTTTGATCACAGCACTTGGAAAAGTTAAGATACCTGTTGAGGTTGCGGCCACTGTTATATCTAAGATAATTCTACCCAACGCTCCTGTTGGAAAGTTAGTGAATGCAAACGTAGTATCTGCTGTTATAGTTAAAGTTTGATAATGACCATTCTCATGATTTAAAGTAACACTACCACTAGACACACTGCCGTGTGCATAGATAGTTTCTGATGTGTCCTTGAACTTTGCTCTTGAAACTTCGTTGTCTGTGAAATTACTGGCACTATCTAGATTGGCCTTGTTTGTCTGCATCGCCTCTATCTCGGTTTTGCTTTCTATAAAATTTCGTTTAATGGCACTGAAGTTGTCTCTGAATCCTTGAGAACTATTGTCCTGTCCTGCAACCGGAAAAGTTGGACTTATATTGCTTGGTACTATTTTACTTGCCATTATTGTATTCCTTTATCTCTAAATTTAAGATATTTATCGTTGCTTCTCTCCACCTTTATAATAGTGCCTACTGACGGCACTTCTTTGGTAAAAGTTATTGTTGTTTTGTTGGTAGTGGTATTGTATGATAGTGATATGCCGTATTCATGATCGGCCGATCTCAATTCTGTATCTGCTGTTGGATTAAGATGACCAGCAAATCCTGAAGCAGTCCACCCCTCACCTGGTAATACTGTTGTAGTACCTTCTTTGACCAATATATCTTCTTGGTGTACAAGTTCGTCAACTACAAATGCCGTCGTTGTACCGTCCGCTGTGAAAGTTTCTGTCGCCACCTTACTCTTACTCACCACATATCTATCTATCGTGAATGCTATGTTCTTGAAATTTAATGCCTTGTCTTCGATTCTTTTCTTAACCAATCCTGACGTTCCTGGTTTACAGTAGCAGATCGGAACTGCCATTACATGACCTAATGGTGCTAGGTCTCCCGACTGGGTGGTTTTCATCCATAAAGGAAGATAGTCCCATTCTTTGTGTCCCAGGCTTTTCATTCTCGACCTCATATTAGCCACGGCATTAGGATATAGTGTTTCTATGAATCCAAGATCTGCACTCAACTGATTAGCGTATCTAACTTTGGATCCTGCTGTACTGAACGAAAGTCCTCCGTCAGTTGTTACTTCGTACTCCACGTAATCTGCAGTGGCATTCATGCTGGATGCCCTAGGTCCTAATAATGGTTTGGCTATTGCATCTCTTAATCTTATCGAACTAGAAACGGCTTGTCCGTTTTTGTTGACCATGCTATCGTTGATCTCTATGTAAACCACTTCGTATTTTGTAGTCGTTCCTTCTTTGGCCACTGCTGTTTTTAAATCTCCAAAGTATAAAGTCTTGGGAGCATGGCTTTGTTCCATCTGTTGTTGGAACACTGTCAGAGTTTGTGCTTCAAGACCTGACATCATCAACATGTCTGGCTTGTCCGTCATGCCAAAGTTTTTATCTTCTGGTCTGTATATATTTTCAACGGAGTTGATGTTTGGATCTTGAGCTATGCTGTAGAATATGTTCTGATCAATGAATGATGTTGCATGTCCTGACATGTTTCCGTACTCTATCTGTGTGTATGGAATATCTATGTTCAATGTGAATTCTTTTGATGTTGCCAATGACTGGTATTGGTCACTAACAGAAGCCGTGAATGTGTATGCTCTTGTCGAGTCTGTGAAGTCACTTGGGTCTATTGTCCCCACAAGATTTCCCTGCTCTGATAGTGTGATACCTGGCGGCAAAGTTCCGGATGTTTTTGTATAACTCAGTACTCTATTAGTTTCTTCTGCCACCGCTTCTAGAGATAGTAAACTTGGTATGTCGGCCTTCAATGTTCCGATCACTGTTGGTGTGGTGAATGCTATTCCTATGTCCAACTCACCAATCACTTTCATAGTGAATCCTTGATCTGTGAATACATTAATACCTGTGCTTATAACTCTATTAGCTCTGACAGTGAATGTGTAGTCAACTTCTATTGCGGCCTGTCTGGCTAATTGCCCGTACAGTTCACCTGAATTGATGTCTATGGACACTCCTGCCGGCAATGAGCCTGACTGTATTGAATATTCTAGATCACCTTGTGTTGGATCAAAATCCTCCACATCAATTTTTATGACCAAGGCGTTGTCATGCCTGAATGTACCAAGATCTGAACCTGTTCTGAATACAGGTCTCCTGTTTGCACTTAGATCCATGGTCAATGCCGAGCCGTCTATTTCACTTTTGTCTATGGTTATTGCTGTGTTCGAAACTCTCCAAAAGTCCGCACTGTATACAAATATACTATTGTTCTGTTCAACAAAACTGGTACCATCAGATACCCTGATTATGAAATCAAAATTCTTGCTTATGCTTTTTGTTGTGACAGTACGGTCAAACGTGCCGTCGAACTCGTCATCGTTACCACTTCCGTCATACCCTCCACGCACTCCGAATCTTTGATCGTCTGTTAGTGCGACTATACCGGATATCAGTCCTGTCTTACTCATGGTCACACCTGGTGGTAATGTTCCTTGCATAATCTCATACACAAGAGACTGTCCTGCACGTGTGTCTGTGTCGGCGGCCTGCATCTGAAGTGATATACTAGATCCATCAATTACCCAGTAAAGTCCAACACTGGTAGAATCATCCAGTTGCAGTTGTCCCGATGCTGTTGTGAACGTGGGTGCGTCCGCACCTTGCACGTCTAAAGAAAAAGTCCTGTCTGTGATAGTGGTACCGGCCGTGGCTCGCACGACGAAAGTGTAAAGAGTTCTCTTGGCAACCTCAGCCGGAGTACCTGTTAGTAAGCCTGTGGATGTTACCTGCATTCCTGCGGGTAGGCTCCCTGCTATCACGGAGTAAGCGATGGCCGTTGAGTCGCTGGTGTTCGCCTCTAGTTGAAGAGAATATGCGACTTGTTCATCTATAGTTGCAATTTTACCTGCCGTGGTTGTCCACACTGGTGTTGCCATTACTGTACTCCTTACAAGGGTATTTATTGGCGATTACTGGCTATTATTCTGTGTACGAATCCAGTGTTCTAGGTGTTGTCTAATATCTTCACGTTCGACTTCGTCAGAAGCCCGTCGTATGGCCTCCTCCAAGCGTCGTATCTCGGAATGTGCGGTCTTATGTCTATTACGGTCGTTGTAACGTTTTCTCATTTTTGTCCGTGGGACTGTGTATGTTTTTTTTAACTATTACGATGCGTTAAAATATGGCACTACGTATTCTGTTCCTGAGATCTTAATTCTTAGGTAACCAACAGGTCTGATTTCATTTGCAGAATCAAGTGGCAAGTGCGTTGCGGCACCGACAGCACCAACAGTTGTCTGGGTATCAGTCCTAAAGTCTATTAAACCTGTTCCGTCTGTGTCCAACTGTAAGTCAGCATTTGACACATGGGTAGAAATCTTGTTGTCAGTAATAGAAACTTGATCAAGAACAACAGATCCTGTACCATTTGATTCTATTACAACGTCTTCGTTGGTTACGTTGGCCTGTATTTTTGAACCTGTTTCCATGAATAAAGTGTTATCAATCATCGCTGATGCTATAGACATGACTCCTGGTACTGATACAGTTCCAGAATTAAGTGTGATTGCACCTGTTCCGTTTGGACTTATTATCAGTCCACCGTTACTATTAGTTGTGCTGATAGTGTTGGTATCAAATCTGATGTTATCCACATCTGCTTGTCCTGTGATTGCAACATTTCCGGTAATAGTTTGTCCAACTGTGGTCATAGCATTCTGGATGTCCACCACACCACTTCCGTTGGCCGAAAGTTCAAGGTTGGCATTTGTGGCATTTGTTGTGATCTTGTTGTCTTTGGTTCTAACACCATCAACATCTAATTGTCCTGTGATTGTTTGTGTTCCTGTTGTGGCGATGTCCGCAGTGTTTAGTGTTCCTACCACTGTTGCGTTTGCCAGTATCTTCGTGTGTCCTGAGCCACTGCCGTCTAATTCTAGATCTGCGTCTGAGGCGTTGGCCTTGATAGCGTTGTCATCTATTGTGACACCATCGATCGCGATCGCACCAGTCATTGTTGCCGCGTTTATCGTTGGGTTGGTTAAAACTTTGTTTGTTAAGGTTTGAGATCCTGTAAGAGTAGCCACTGTTGAATCTATTGCAACAGTGACAGTTTTACCTGTACCTGCCGTCGTGATACCTGTACCACCAGAGAACTGTAAACTCTCAGAGTCCAAGTCGATCGAAAGTGTTGTCGAGTCATCACATGTGAAGTCTAAGTCCTGTGCTGTCACCTGAGCGTCAACATAAGTTTTGATTGCACCCTGTGTGGCCAATAGTGTCGCACTTGAGCCCAACGCACCGTTGTCTATGCCTGTGACTGTTGCACCTGTCGCCAGAGCCAGAGATGTTCCCACGGCCAGTGTAGATCCAAGTGTTGTGGCACCGGTTACGTTCACTGTGCCTGTTGTCTGGATATTGTCTGCTATTGTGATCTGTGTTGAATCATTGGAACTTATTTGGCTTCCGTTGATTGTGATTGATCCTAGATCTATGTTTCCTGTGCCATTTGGTGTGATGGTGATATTACCATTTGTGACACCTGTAGTGATTGCAAAGTTGTTTACATCGAGATTTGCATCAAGTGTGTTGATGTCGTTGTCAGAACCGTAAAGTTCTACGAAGTTGTCATTGATCTTGTCAAATGCTGTTCTTAACGGATCACCCGTGCCGTCGTTTGCACTTGATCCTATGTTTATTGGTTGTCTTGCCATTTTTATAATTCCTTTTGTTGCAGATATTTATATGTAATTCTATAAACCTAATGTAATTATTATATGTCTATGGCTATACGTTGGAATTTGAACACTGTGCTATTATCAGTGATATTTGTAACCTTTACTTGTACATCATCACCACTTATTGCAACGGAATATGTTGCTAGGCCTGTTGCATGATCGCTTACAGATCCAAATGTTGATATGTACGATGTTGTTCCGTCATGTATCACGTTGGCTTCCACTAATTCGAATCTGCTGTTCGTGGCGTCTGTGGCAGATATAAAGTATTTTGCACTTCTGTAGACTGTTTTATCAAACGTGTTGAGAACACTAGTTGATGAACTGGCCACTGTTGTTGTGGCATCTGCTATGTCTGAGTGACTCAATGTCGCACCCGCTGTAGCGAATGAAAGTGTTCCTGCCCCGTCAGTGCTTATAAATTGTCCACTTGAACCATCTGTGGTCGGGAAAGTGAACCCACTTACTCTTACACCTCCTGAACCATTACCCGTCAGTTCTAGATTGGCGTTCGATGCATTTGTTGATACAGTGTTATCTGCTATGGTCACGCCGTCGATTGTTAAAGATGCTGTCGTGTTCAATGATGTGAACGAACCTGCCAAAGGTGTTGCACCACCTATGACTGTGTTATCTATAGCACCGCCATTGATGTCTGCTTTAGCAATTACAACTTGTCCTGATCCAGCAGGTGCAATAACAAGATCCGAGTTAGACTGTGTGGTTGTGATCTCGTTATCTGTAATATTGATATTAGAGTCAACAGTTAAATTTGCTACCACTACAGAACCAGTACCACCCGGTGTAAGATTGATATCTGCGTTTGAACTTGAGCCTATTGTGTTATCATTAAATGTTAGATTGTCTATTGTTGTTGTACCAGCAAGACTTGTTGCACTTGTAACTGTAAGTGTTGACAATGTTGTCAGGCCTGATGGAACAGCAAGAGTAGAACTCATGGTTGTTGCACCCGCAAGTGTTGATATACCGGATACATTTAAAGTGCCGTCCACAATCAAATTCTCATTGATGTTTATTGCTGACGAATCATCTGAACTAAATGAGGTACCATTAATTTTTATAGCACCAAACACAACCGAGCCAGTACCGTTTGGGATCAAATTTATGTTATCATTGGTCCTGGTGCCTTCTATATTGTTGTCATTGATACGTATTGCTGGAAAAGACACAGAACCTGTTCCGGCAGGAACAAAAACTATATCGTCGTTTGTTCTTGTGGCACTTATCTCATTGCCAGTAAAGGAAAGATTTCCTGAGAATAACGGTGAAGCATACAGTTCAGTGAAATTGTCATTCACCTTGACCATCGCTGAACGTAAATTATCACCTGTTCCGTCGTTAGCGTTTGTTCCTATGTTTAGTGTTTGTTGTGACATGTTTATACTGCAATTACCCTTCTTATAACTTTGACCACATGGTCGTTAGTGTTATTTATTGTGCCTCTCAGTCTTAGATTTCCGCTGTCTATATCTGCTGATACTGTGATAAGTCCTATTGACGTTCCCACGTTACCAAATGTGCTGACATATGCAGTTGACCCGTCATGAACAACATTTGCTTCAAAAATTTCGTAGTTCCCACCAGTAGCATCCACTACCTGAACATTATATTTGGCTACCCTGTATGTTGATGCCGATACAGAATCAAGTGTTGCTGATGCCGATGAGGTTCCTCCCGGTCTGGCCAGGCTCACTCTGTATGCGTTCACAGTTGTTGAACCACCCGAAGTGGATGTTGCTGAAAGTGTCGTGGTAGATCCTGCGTGTCCCACGGTCAATAGGATTTGATCTGTGCCTTTTGATGATGTTAATCCGTATTGTGACACGAATGCATTTGTTCCGTCACTTACAACTGCCGCTTCGGTTATCGCTGAATGTCCTTCTGATGCGTTGTGCGAAACTATTATATAGTGCGCCGCCTGGTATGACCCAGTGCTGAAAGTATCTAGTGTTGTGGTTGAACTCGAAACTGTTACATTTCCTATCACATTTATGTTGGTTGAACTTCTGTCTGCTTCGTTGTCTGCCAACCTAATTCTGTATGCGTGTACCCTCAAGTTTGTTTCCAATCCTGCCGCTTTCAGTTCAAGGTTTGATCCGTTGATGGCCGCTGTCAATGTTATAAGGTCATTGTTGCCTGTGTTCACCACATTGTGTGTTGAAACGAAAGCATCTGTGCCATTGTGTACCACTGTTGCCTCACAGTTCATTAATTCTGTCTTAGATGCGTTGTTCACGGAGATGTAATACTTGGCGCCTCTGAACGATCCATGTGCCCAACTGTCAATCACTTCACTGGCACTGTCAACGTCTGTGTTTATTACGACTGCCGCTTCATCCTCGCCTGAGTATCCTGTTGAGTCATCGTCTCCTAACCCTATCCTGTAAAATGCAACACTGTTCTCAGGTGAACTACCTGTGCCCAGCAATCTCACTGACCCACTACTGATGTCTGCTGTGCTTATTAAGTGATTGTTGGTTCCTGTCTTTGCGTCTATGGAAGTTGTTATGAAAGCATCTGTGTTGTTGTGTACAACGGAATGTTTTGTGACTTGTAATTCGTCGCTGGCATCATCTCTGTTCACTGCCAGGTACCATGCACTGTCATACTTGGAGGTGACCCAACTGTCTTGCACTACTGTGCCCGACTCTATCCTGTTGTGTGTTCCTGTCGCTGTTACATGATCTATTTCTGTCAATGATGAAAAAGATATCGTCGTGGAGTTGTCTTGTATGTCCGATACTCCCAGTAGTATGGGCGAAGTGAACCATGACAGTTGTCCAGAACCATTTGTACGTAGTACTTGTCCAGTTCCCCCATCTGCGTTGGGTACATTTATGCCATTGATCTTCACATATCCAGATCCGTTCGCTTTGAATTCTATGTTGTCATTTGACCTGTTTGCTGTAATAACATTATCCGTGATCGTGACACCATCTGCTGTCACGGAAGGATTTGTTATTGAAACAGTTGTGAATGTTCCTGCCGCAGGTGTTGTTCCACCTATCACGGTATTATCAACAGTTCCTTGGTTCATGTCTATTTTTGATACCTGAACGGAACCTGAACCATTTGCAGATAACACAAAGTCGTCATCGGATCTTATCACTTTAATAACATTGTCTGTGAGATTAATGCTCGAATCTATAGTCAAGTTACTGACATTGACAACACCTGTTCCCCCTGGTGTAAGATTAAGATCAGCGTTGGAACTGGTTGCAATAATATTATCGTCAAATGTCAAGTTGTCTATGGTTGTTGTTCCTACAAATGATGACGCTCCTGATACAGTCAATGTCGAAAGTGTAGCGGTGCTTGAAACATCTAAAGTAGATCCCAAATTCACGGTAGTATCGAATGTCGTAACGGCAGAGCTTAATGTGCCGTCCACTGATAATGCCTCGTTGATATTTACTGCTGTGGAGTCCGCCGCACTTATTGAAGTGCCGGCAAATCCAATACCATCAATAATCAAAGATCCTGAACCATTTGGTACGAACTTTAAGTCGTCGTTGGTACGGGTACCCTCGATATTGTTGTCATTGAATCTTATTGCCGGAAAGGTTACTGATCCTGACCCAGATGGATTGATCACTAGGTCTGCGTCGCTGGCCGTTGTGCTTATGTTATTCTGAATAACATTAATATCTGATATGACAGATGGCCTTGCGAAAAGTTCTGTAAAATTGTTGTTGATCTTGATGCCAGTTCCTCTGATAGTATCGCCTGTACCATCGTCGGCCTGTGCTCCGATGTTGATTACTTCCTGGGCCATATTAGATACTCGCTAGTGTGATCTTTTTCCATATCACTGTTGAACCATCATAGTTTCCAGTGCATACATATAAATTTGTTGTGTCCCAAGATATGGATCCTGCCACGTCACCTGTGTTCCCTACAGCAGTCGCAGTTTTCGTAGTCTTGATCACAAGTCTGTCTGCTTCTATCTGTACCTGTCCTGTACCATTTGGATCTAGAATTATGTTTCCGTTTGTGTCAGCACTCAATAAAGTGTTGCCTGACATCTGTAAGTCACCGGCCAACTCAGCGAAATTGCTGTTGACCTTGGTCATAGCGGTACGTAAGGTATCGCCTGTTGCTGGATTTCCTGCTGTTCCTGTGTCTATCGTTAATCTTGCCATAATATGATACTCGTATTTATTAAATAATAATATGTTCATAGAAACCTTAAAAACAATGAAGTTGTACAAGAGGGAGAGCAAACTAGGTACGATGCACAATTATCACAGGAAGAACCTGATCTATGTGTTCAAATGCGATGCCTGTTCGGAGACATTCATGAGGCCCAAGAGCAAGGTAGATCCAGATCGTGCCTCAAATGACTACAAACACGTCTGTAATGATTGTGATTCAAAAAAGTTCGCCCAGTCAGTGGGTGTCAAGATGCGTAAGGTGTATCAGTTGGACGCCAGCAGTACCAAGACCCTATAACTGTTTCCATCGGATGTCGTCACGTGATCCCGTGATCCATCTCTGCAGGTCAGCGTATATGCCACACTTTATATTAGGTTGGTCGAAGTACCAACGCAGGAACGGATTGCTTTCCAGGTATTCTTTTCGATTTATGAAATAGAAGTTTGTCCCGGGAAATTTCTTAAATGTTTGCCTCAGTTGATACATCCACTCGTACTTGAGGTAGGCTTTCATGCTGTGCCTGTCTGGGTAGTTTATTGAACCTTTATATATGTTGTTCTGCAGTCTGCTCAGTTCGCCACGGCTATCATTGGTGTATTCCCATTGTTTTGCCCCCATGATATCAAAAGACATTATTACAACATTCTTTACTCCCGACTCCGCGGCCATCAACACAGCACTACAACCCGATCCACGTGCTTTTGAGAAGTCGTTGGTTTTTATCTTGCCACCCTTCTTGATGTCACCACCACGCCAAAATCTGTAAATCTTGAGTCCTTCGGGTATATCGTGATCATGGTCTCCTTCACAGATGTAATTCCATTTGCTAATATCATCCGGACCGTGTATACGTGGAGACTCCTTGCCATAGTTGTGCCACTGAGCCAGTTCCTCGTACATGGGAGGATTTACTGCCACTATGTGATTACACAGCATTGGATGATCCCTGTAGATGGCGTTGCAACCGTATATCACACCCTTGCCTTTTAAGTTATCTATTGGAAAAATATTTCTTGATTCGCCGTTGCCTAATATGAAAGCAGTATCCATTATACGCCGAATGATTCTCCGCAACCACACGAACTTGAGCTGTTGGGATTTGATATCTCGAACTGCGATCCAAATGTCTCCTCGACCCAATCGATCTTGGTACCAACCACGTACAGTAATGAAGTCTCATCCACAACAAACCTACCTGTGTGCCAGTCTTCCATGTGGTCATCTTTACTCATGGACTCTTTTGTGTCTGCGAATCCCCACTCGTACTTGAATCCTGCACAACCTCCTCCCAACACTGCTAGGCTCACTGCGTACTTGTCTGGGTTCTTCTCCAGCAGTCGTTCTATCTGTGCTTTCGCAGAGTCTGTTATTTCGAATGGTTTCATACTATTAATTATACATCTCTCTTGTTGCTGTTCTGTATTCCAACAGACATCCAGAATCTAGTGGCGTCTATTTTCTTCTCGAAACTCATGTATGCGTTCTGGTGCTCCCAGTGGTTTGCAGGATTCTCTATCTCGCCCACGGGTTCGAACCACCAACCCCACTTGCCTTCACAGTTTTGCTGGCACCAGTCTATGCAGTCGCCCATTATGCCATTCGAATTCATATCTACATTGTACTCGAACTGTTGCATGTATCCACAGTCCTCCGGGACTTCGTCTAGCCTAGGATTGTTTCTCTTTACTTTTACTTTGCCGTAACTGGTCATTACATCCAATTGTCTATTACCCACTGGTCTCCACTTTCCATAGGGTTTGGTGATCCATGGAATACTGCGACACGATTTCCTGGTTTAATTTTTATTGGTTCTCTGAACCATTTCTTGCCGTCCTTGGTCAGTAGTTTAGTGTCCTTGAGACCTATCAACTCCCATTTGTATGATCTTATCCATTCATCTGGGAACCATGTGATGTCATCCTTGGCTCTCTTGGTTATCCAGTCCTGGTCTCCGTGATTCTGTTGCATGATCTGTGCCGATCTCTCATTGAACTCGTTCCATAGGTAATTCATTGTGCCTGCCTCCCAACGCATACAACTGGAGTTTGACAGTTTCCAGTCCTTGATCCTGCACCTGTTGAAATCCCTTATGATGTTGAACTTGCCTGGGTTATGCGTGAACAGTGAATCTATGTTGTCAAAGATGACCACGTCAAGATCAAAGAACAGTATGTTGCCTTTCAAAGGCATTTCAGGTGCGAACATCCACAACTTGCTCCACCATGATTTGATCCATGGATCGTTGGGAAGTTTTATAATGTTTATTTCTGGATCTAATCCTGTGGGATCGTCTGTGAGACAGTGGAATTGATAAGGCACTGTGGTGTGCCTTTTGACCATGCTGTTCAGGACATTGGCATATTTCGAAATATATTTGTTGCCCCACTTAACGCATACTACGTGATTCATAACCTTGCCTCAATCTTTCTATTTGTATCTGTTTCCAATCGTCACTGTCGAGAGTATAAGGATATTCGCACTCTGTTGTGGGACCTGTAATTGTTCTAATACTTGTGATATTTAAATTATTATTCATTGTTTGATGTACATCCTGGATGGAGGCATCCGTGCCGAATGTTCTCTGCATGTCTACTTGTCCTATCTTTATGTAACCCAAAGACAGTTTAGGGTCTTCCCAATCATATCCGTTATTTTTGAGCCATGCCCTGTATTGATCCATTTCTTCTTTTTTAAAGGCATGATCAGTTTCTGTGATCGTCTGTCCCCACTCGATGTCAAACTCGCCGGAGTAATATTTTTGGTGGTTAATTTCTGAACATAGTGCTTCCGTCATGACGGGGGCGTGTTCGTCCCTAAATACCTCGAACAATGTCTTACCTACCTGTGACCAGTGTAGATAAACACCGCCCAACTCTCTGTCGTACCTGTTCTGTTTGAATAAATCAAAATCTTCCTCATGCAAATCATGTCTAGGAGCATTCAAAAATGTTGTGATCTGAGAAGGTCTCATCCATTCAGGTTCTATTGCTTTTTTACGATCTGAGTTGACCCAACTTTCTATCTCATGACAGATGTTGTTAAGTTGTCTGATGGCATATTTGGTTTCGTGGTCTGCCTGTTTGTAATATTTGGAGATTTGCCATGCAGTACCTTGTAGATCTTCAAAATATCTATGCAGAAGATTGCAACTTTCGTGTTTGAGTCTCTTACCTAAAGTCTTTGATATGTCACCGTTATCCCAACTGCCCATGGGCAGGCTACTGCTATACTGGAAATCGTCTGCAACAAAAGGATGTATGCTTTCATATGGGGGTTCAAACTGGAAAGAATTAATTTGGGCCACACCCTTGTTGAGCTCACCCACAAGAAACTGTAGGTCTCTTTTTGAATCAGCAAAGCCTAAGAAACAGAAATTTTTTTCAAGTATTCTCTGTTGTTTGAGATTGTCTTTGAGTGCTTCCAACCACCTATGCCCCAACGGTGTGTCGTATACCTGGAAGTAGTAGGCCTTATTCGTTAGGCCTACCCTAACCATATCATGTATGAATTTATTCTTTTCTATAGATGGCACTGTTGGCTCCGTGTTCCATGCATTCGCATTCAACAACATAGCACCTATTATTTGTTGCGGCTCTGATTATATCATCAGCGGCACCAAAGGCGTGTTTGGCGAACATCTCAGCACCTACACCGTCAAATATTCTTATCTCGGCAAGATCCAATCCTTCAAGCTCTTTGAACTTGTCTAGGTGTGGATCATTTTCATCCAATATCAGTTTGTGGTCAAATTTATTTTCTAACCAGGCCTTTAAAGGCTTTAGTCCACCGAAATCCACAGCCCAGTTCTTGTCGTCAAGATCCTTGCAACCAAATGTGAATTTGAATGCCAGGCTGTATCCGTGCAGTAAGTGGCAGTGTGAGTGATCTGCGTTGGGTTGTCTGAATACCGCAGATAGTCCTATGTTGTGTCCGTATGTTTTAGTTGAGTAATAAGTCATCGTTTCTCCTAGTTTTGATGACTTGCAGAGTGTTTATAGAGGGTTGAAAGTCTTGAGTCCTCTTGACCATCAGTTCAACTTTTTGTTGATCTTCTGATCCATGTCTATCTGGAACGCTGTGTCTCTGATGCGATCCGTTAGTTCATTTGGTATATTTAATTCTCCGTCGATGATGCTCTTAAGAAAGTGTACCATCACTGTGAACTCGTTTCTGTTTGATACTGTCTCGGGGTCTATGCCGTGTTCCTCCATTGCGTTCAACATGGCTTCCGATACGTCTACGAGAGCAGTGATACTTTTCGAGTGTTTGTCAAAATGTGCCATTATGTGATTATGCTAGGTTTCTTTGGCACTTCAATCTTGCTGAATACCCTGTTATACTCGTCAGCAATCTTGTCATTGATATGTGCTATCGACACAATCTTATCAGTGAATATGTTGAATGGTACGTCTTGTTTAGCAGTGGAGAAAAATGTACCAAATGCAAGACCCTGAGGGCCGTTCATTAGTACAAGTGCTTTGTCAATACTGATGTATGAGTCGGCCTTGCTTATAAATTTTGCAATAACTTCTTCTCCTGAAGTCAGTTTAAGAGTAACTAGATCTCCATCTTTTATTTTATCAAACATATTACTATTATAAACTATCCTACGAGTTTGTCAATGTATTTTCGTAACTCTTTGTCCTGTACATCAGGTGGAATATAATCAAAGAAGAATATCTGGTAACTGTCAGAACCGTATTTGCCTATGCCGTGCAGATCGCTGGCTTCTTTCTTATCCCATGAGAGATATTGTTCTGTCATTTTTCTAATTCTTTTTGATCTAACTTCCCACATACCTAACGGCTTCAGCATCTCCTGTTGTGTCTTCAATCTGCCACGCAGATATGCTTCTGGGTTGGGATATCTGGCAAATAATTTTGGTAAGATTATCTTAACATGCTTACGATACGTGAGGTTGAGGCACATTACACCTACCATGTGTTTCCATCTCTTGTGTGGAGCCTTCAGTTGCTGTTGTACCATCAGGTGATCCACCATTGGTTTGATCATACAGTAATTTTATATTGGATTATTTTTTTGTCAACTGTTTGTTGATGAACTTGGCCATGCCGTCGTAGGTTTCCTGAAACACATTTCCATGTTGGCTCCATTCTTTGGGCATTTCCCAACGATCATGATTTACCACAATCCACCTTGTGTCTGGATCGGAATATCCCATCAACTTGTGGAACTGGTATATCCAGTAACTGGGATCGACCGGTCTATTGATATATGTGTATCCTTCTGACCCTGTGTAAATGTTGTTGATCTTATCTTTTTCTAAAGGATGTAAGTCAAACCCTACCATGAATATAGCCTTGGGTTTGAAAGTCAGTCCCAACACACCTGCGTATGGTCCTGTGCCCCAGTGGAATGGCTCGTCCTGCCTCTTGTCTCCGGCATACGGTAATTTTGGAAATTCTTTCACGTTAGGCCACATGGCAAATTGATCTGCCCATCTATCTCGGGTGTATATTGTTGTTCTTTTTCCAACTGCATTTACAGCCTGTTGGCACATATGCTTGTCAGCACAACAAAGATATTCTGTGACATAGTCTCGATAGATTGCGTTGCAACCAATTACTGTACTGAATAGTTTCAATGGAGAGAGGTCAAACCCTCTCCTACTTTCGCCGTTGCCTATTATACTAACATACTTGGTCATAATGCTATTTAATCACCCCTTTAAACTGTGTTAGAGCAACGTACACTGCTGGTAAAATTCAAACAGGAATAGTTGTACATATCACTCATTTTCGTTGATTAAATGCCATACGGTAAGATATTTGTCCCAGGCTTTTTGCAGTGTAGGGTATTTCCTTCGCAGTGCTATGGCCTCTGCTCCCACCATTTCTGCCTCCGCATATGCGGTCTCTTCGTCTATGGCCTTCTGTGATTGTTCGACCAGGATCCGGTCACCGTTTGGTAATTGCTCGTAAACCGTCTCTCCACCATCAGGGGAAACATATATGGGATTGATCTTTCTTGCTTTCCTTGGCATCAGTAATATTTCTTGTGGTCCGCCCCTGGGTGTGCGTGCCTCATTCCTCCAATCACGTCGGAGTCATTTTCTTTTCTTGGAATGAAATGGATGTGTGGCCATAGTATAGTTTGTCCTGCACAAATTCCTATGTTCATTCCAACATTGAATCCTGCTATCTCACCTGACTTTACTTTGTCGTTGCCGTATTGGTAGGCCAGTCCGTAGGATTTACCAACATACTCTGCTGTGTTCTTCTTGGGGATGAAAAGTGTGTGTCCGGGTACACATGGATATCTGTCACTGAACACTCCTGTGTAATCTGTTTCCATGAACGGTGTGTCGTTGCCCATCCATGTGCTTTCCTCATAGTTGCCTATGGGTTCATATTCTTTCTTGTAGATAGGTTTTTCCGATTGCATCTGTTTCTATAATTCCTATCTTTATATTACTAGAATTTGGTCTATGTTGCAACCTTATCTGATCCCATAATTTTGTTTTTGGAACAGATGGGTTGTACTCATGGATATTTAATAGGTTCACCAAGGCCTTTCTAACTTTTTCAGCACCGCCATGCTTCTTACAAGTGTCAGACCTTCCTACATGTATTACCTTAGAGTTTATTTTAATTTTGTACACACAAGGTAATCTAATCCATTTTGTTTTTGGACTTTTACTGTGTTTGATTTTGAATCCTTCTATTGTGTATAGATCTTGTATTTTATACCAACTAATATCTTGCATTCTTGATTCCTAACTGCTGGAATATCTGTTGCACTTTCCTTGCTTGGAAGTAGCAGTCTTCTAAGGCATTGTGTAGTCCTGTCCTCTTCTCATTGGGATCTCTAGGTACCAGACTGCCCAGTGTTCTCGAATCTCTAATCTGCCAGAAGTTCCATGGCACAGGCACATTCATTTGTGCATAAAAATTTTGTAGTATTGCATAATCAAACAATGGACCTTGACACCAGAACACGTCTACACCCACACACCACTTATTCAGTTGCTTAACAAAGTATTTGAGGTCAATCCTATCGTCATCACCTAGTGCTTCTTCCCTGACATCTTCCGCCTGTTTGCCCCACCATTCAACGGTCTCTTCCATGACATCTCTGCCCATGGCAGTCTGCGAGTCTACATCTATTCTGTGGTACATGCCCTGTGAGGGTTCTATCCTAGTGTATGGATCAAATTTCACACCACCAATTGTCAATATTGTGGCGTTTGGTTTTGTGGATAAAGTCTCCAGATCTATCATTGCGTGGATCATACACAATTATACTATGGAAATGTGGTAATGTCAATTATATACTATTCTTAGAATGCTCTGGGTGGCCGAGGCTCAATGTTGGCTTGCCGCCATTGTTCAAGTACTCTTGGTATGTTGCTGTTTCTTCTGAATTTAGGCAGTGTATCTCACCTGCTGACGTTGTGTAAACATCTCTCATGTATCTGCTCACAGGAAGTGCCTGTGCCATGCACTCATCGTACGTGTTGTATTGTGTGGCATCGAACACCGCTTGACACGTGTCTTCAGCGAAACATATTATCATTACCATAAGGAATTTCATACAAATATTTAAATCAGAAACGAAGGAAGTTATATTGTACTACTTCTTCTTTTTCTGCAAAGTGCGTACTTTTGTCTGTAGCCTGATCAGGTCGTTGTCTAACAATCGTATCCTGTCAATGAGTTTGATCAGTGTAGCCGATGTTGAAGACAGTTTAGGTGTGATTTCTGTTGTGATAAACTTCCAAAGGAAGTAGATGAAGTATGCAAGGAAGAAAACAGCAACAATGGGAAAACCATAGTCCTGAATAATTGTAGTGACTGTCATGTGTTTACTGACTATGTCCATTATCCTGACATCCTTCCGCCGAACACTCCCGGGTCAATGCTTGTGCCTGAAACGCCAACTATGAACCCAATGATGAAACCGATTAAAAATGCTGTTATGAAGAATTTACTCATTAGTCTTTCCTCGCATCGGTCTTGCCGTCTGCTCTGGCCACCCTGTCCGTGTCTATTGGCAATCCCAGTTGTTCGGAAACTTCCTGGTCAATTTTAAGTATGTCGTTGTTCATTGTCTTGACCCTGTTGTCCAATTGTGATATCACGGTCTCGATGAACTTGATCGATGATACTATGCCGTTCAGTATGTACCTGATTATGAACAGTATGAATACACCCATTCCCACCGTGGCGGCAATTGGTAATCCTAGTTCTGCTACTAATTTAAAAAACTGTGTCATTATATGTGTATTTATTAACGTGTCAGGGTGTACACATTCACAGGTTCGGTTTTGCCCTTGACTGTGATACTGTCCACGAATTCAAAAGGAAACTTGTCATCAATGACCTTTTTAGTTGCCTCTCCCACTATCAATGTGTGTCCTAGGGTCTTACTTGCACTCTCCAAACGTGCCGCAAGGTTAACAGGATCACCTATCACAGAGTAATCAAATCTCTGATCTGATCCCATGTTGCCAACCAGGGCCTCACCTGAGTTGATACCTATGCCTACTTTGATGTTTGGCAAATTTTCCGCTGTCAATTGTGTGTTCAGCATGGCCAATTCTGATTGCATCTGAGACGCTGTCAACACTGCCAACATCTGATGATCTGCAGTCTTAAGTGGTGCGTTCCAAAATGCCATTATGCAGTCACCCATGAACTTGTCCACAGTGCCACCATTGGCAATTATGACATTGGTCATGCGTGTTAGGAATCTGTTGATCAGTTTTGTAAGTTCTGTTGGATTGTCCTTGTACTGTTCTGATATGGGAGTGAACCCTCTGATATCGCAGAACATGAAAGTCATGAATCTTGTTTCGCCGCCCAGTTTCAATAGGCTGGGATCTTTCTGTAACTTCTTGACCATCCTTGGATCGAGGTAGTGTTCGAACTGTTTCTTGATCTGTTGTTTCAATCTGCTCTGTGTCGCGAAGTTGTTGTACACAGAATGGGACCAAACTAGGAACACGGACAGCATTATCCAAGATGGATCTATCAGGAATCCCTTGTTGGCATACGCCACAAAAGAAGCATAAGCAACACCACCTTCTATGAAAATCAGTAAAGGAACGGCCAACAACACACTGGTTCTCGGCAGTACAAGTATCAACAGCAATAATAAAAATGCCATGAACACTATTTCGTATGCATCTGCCTGTGCCAGTCTAAACAGGTGCTTGCCGGTTAACGCGGTATCTAACGCCTGTGCAGTCATCATCTGATCTGTGGTCAGTCCATGTGGTGTGTATTTTAAATATCTTAGTCCTGCCGCATCCAGTCCTACTATGACTATTTTTCCCTTGACCTTGTCCAGCCCTTGTTTGGTGAATACTTCGTCGGAGGTCATGTGTGGATAATTTATTGGATCAGCATAATTGATGTACATCTCTGCGTTATGGTTAACAGGTATGCCTGCATCTTTCTTCACTAGTATTTGATCAATCCCGTGTTGCTTTGTTATCACTTTGATCCTCTTGCTCTTGTTGAGTATCCTTACATTTTCTAAAATCATGTTGGGATATATTTTTTGACCCACACGTATCAGCATTGGCATCTTCCTTACAACAGCATCTGGTTCTGGAGCAGTCACCATGACTCCTATTGCGTTTGCTCCTGCGGCCACTTTACTGTTTGGAACAACCAGTCCCGGGTAAGAGTACAACCACGGCAGTGCATCACCCTTCTGTATGATTGATGTTGTCCTAGGTAACACGTTGCTTTCTTTATGATTGACACTCATAATCAGTACAGCATTGTTGCTTTCTTTCATGACGTACGAGAATATCGCATCTGTGTCTGGCAACACTTTGCCCAGTTGCTCTCGCAGTTCGTTGTCCATGGGCATACTCTTGAGGTATTCCTCACCACTCATCCTGTCTGGATCTGCGAACAGTATGTTGTAGTTCACAAGTATTGCACCTGCAGAAGTCAGAGTAGCATGAAACATGGCCATCGTATGTCTGGGCCATGGCCACTGTCCGTATTTTTTTAGATCTTCTTCTGTTATGTCCACCACAACTATTGCATCACTCACATCTTGTCTCGGTTGCACATACTGGAAGTGATCCCACGTTTTATATCTTATGGTCTTTACTGTGTCACTGTTGTCTATTCGGATACCGGTCAGTACAATAGCAAACACTATGACCATCCATATGCTTGTGAATATCTTCATTACAGTCCTGTGCCTTGTCTGAATCCTATAATGAATGCTGTCAGAATCCATAATGCAAAAATAATAAACGGACTCAACAGCCATAACCACCAGTAGTAACGGAATATGTTTTGTCCTCGTTCTAGTCTTATTTTTCTAT